TCGCTAACGCAGCCTTTAGATCAGCGACCTCTTGTTCGAGTGCTGCCTGTTCGTGGAAGTTCATTGGACTTTACCTGCCCTCACGTTGCGTAGCCACAGCGTTGACACTTCGATGCCACGTGTCTTGAGGACTTTGTGGATCGCGGTGACCGAGATGCTGGGATCTGCCAATGCGGTCTTGAACTCCGCAAAGTCTTTTTTGGTCAGAGTCGTTTCGATCTCCGCCATCTTGTACGGTGTCCGACCGATCTTCGGCTCGGACGACTTGACCTCATTTAGAAATGACATTGCGATGCTCCCTTACCATTTGTAGGCAACCGAGGTACCCGATTGCGTCACGGACATTGTCTGGATTCCATTGGTTTGTTCTGATCTCATGCATGAGGCGCGACAGTTTGACGCACACCATGTAGATGATTCCTTCTTCGACGCTCAACACGTCGTGCCCCATTACCGCGTTGAAGATGTTGACCGTCCGGTCATAGTCATCAAACGGGTGTGAGTAGGCGTTTTGACGCTCGCCTGTAATGAGGTTGTATGCCTCAAGTACGACGTCAGCGCCAGGTGTCTGGCCTGTCATGTTTCCCCTTTATGAGTTGATCGAGGTGCTCGATCGTCTTGATGAACTCGTCCTGTTCGGCGGGTCCTACAAAGACTTTATCTAGCCACCTTCTTATTCTTTTCAACTCTATTTTTGTCAACCCGTTTCCCATTGTCAAGCACCTCCTGCTTGGCGTGGGACTCTAGGTGCTTCTTCAGGGTTTCATCAACTTGGTCAATCTTGATCTCAAGGGTCTTGCCCTGGGCAAAGACTTTTCGTACCATCTCGGTGAGCAACGCATGCTCGGCTGAGTCCTGACGGCGGGCTTGCTGGATCACGGCGACGAGGATGCCGCCAACGGCTGTGACGATTGCAGCGACTACAAGCGCCCAGCCGCCGTCCATGTCAGAAAGGACGCCCGCACTCACGGCAAGTGGCAGGCTCACTACTTTGCGTGGCGCCCTTCTTTGCCTTCCATTCCTTCACCAACTGCGGGACTTCGTCGCCTTCGGTGTAACGGATGTGCCACGGTTCGCTATCCAACTCGTGACTGAATCCGTACTTGTGTTCGTTCGCAAGCAGCCATTCCAGACGCTTACCGGACGCGTTCGCGATGTCGATGGCGATGCCGAGGTTGTGGTTAGACGTACCAGGCACAGCCATCGGAGCCATCTTCGGCTTCAGATACCACAGTTTGCCCTTGTACACACGGGGCTTCTGCTTCATCATCTTCGGGGTCGGCTTGTCCGTGTGACGTTGGAAGAACCCGTACTCCTGTGTCTCCAACGAACGATAGGTGTCAGCCTGCGAGGTGGGTGACAGGTCGATCCCGTCCGCGTTTGCTGCCTCATCCATCGCCTCATACGCGTCAGCAGCAAGATGATGCAACTTGCCTTTGCCTTCGATGCCGCGCAACAGGTTGTCAGGCAACTTGCCGGGGGTGACCCCCTTCAGATCAGCAGGAAGTTTGACGGGACGAACAGGGAACTTGGACATTTAGTTTTACTTTCGGAATGCTTCCGAGATCTCGTCAGCGGTCAGTTCGCCATCCGTCGAAGCGGCAGCCAACTTCTGCAACACACCAGCCACAGCCATGAATCCTGCGATCAGCGCAGACTTCACAACCGACACACCGATCACCGCACCACCCGTGATCGCGGGTAGGGCGGTCGCAACAAACAGGGAGAACAGACGCTGGCCGAGATCCAGGGTCTTGGCAATGGTCTTGTTAGCGATACTCATGAACTTGCTCATCCTTCTCCCCTGTCTCGGTAAGTGAGAACCGAGTGTAACACCAGGGCTACACCCGTCAGCCAGAGGGCTTGTTTGAGTGTGGGTCCTGAGAGTGTGATGAGGACTAGCCCTACCCCCGCGAGCGTCCATGTTTGTTCTTTGATGTAGTTGAACATGGTCGGTCCAGACTACCTCACCCTTCTTGGTGCGGGCATCGGGGCGGGAAGCACGAAAAGGACAGCGGTGGCGGCCACAACTACACGGCGTTCAGCGACGCTGATCTTGGAGCCGACTGGCACGTAGTCGTCGTAGCCACCCGAGTAGATGTCCACGGTGGCCTCAAACTCTTCACGTTCTTCGATTGGCGCGTCGGCTGCTGGAGCGGGTATGGTGTCCTCTGTCAGTGACGCGACTGGCGAATCGGTTGCCGTCTCACCAACAACATCCATAACCGTGGGGGCTGGAGGGGCGGCAACCGAAACTTCTGTAACCTGTGCGGGTGCACTGGTTTCTACGACTGTGGTTGACGGTAGGGGTTCTGTTGTTGTCGTCGTTCGCGGCGTTGGGCGCAGTGTTGTGGTGGTTGTTTCGACGGGAACCGTCGTATCAACAACAGTTGTCGTGGTCTCCACAACAGTTGTCGCAGGCTCGGTCGTTGTTGGCGGCGGAGGCGGTGGTGGCGGGGGAGGCGGTGGAGCCTGAGTTGTAGAGGTGGTCGTAGTTGGCGGCAGGGTTGTAGTAGCCCTTTCTTCCACCGTTGTAGTTGTTGACTCCTGAGTGGTTGTCGTTTCCGGCACCGTCGTCGTAGTGGTCTCGGGCACCGTAGTCGTTGACGAGGTAGTGGTAGTAGATGTCGGGGTCAACGGTTCCCGTGTGAACGCCTGATCGGGCACGATCTCCCAATAGCCGTCTCCGATACGCCAAGCGAGCATGAAGCATGTGCCACCACCCCACTCGTAGAACCAGCCATCGAGCGGATACGAACCAGCCTCGGGGGTAACGGTAACGATCTCGCTCCACTGACATCCTTTCAAATCCCAAGTGCCGAACTCTACGTCACCAATCTGCATGATTCCGCCATCGTCGGCGGCGACCATGAGTCGTATCTGTTCGGCCTCAGGGAATGTGATGAACCCTGAGTAGTGCAGCATGAAGAAGTCTGTCGGGCAGTCTTGGAATGGTTCGCCTTCGAAGTTGCGGTTGATGTTGTTCTCAACCTCGGACCCGCACACTTCGTACAGGTCATCTACGCGTTGCGGTTCTTCTGTGTCGGGGATGATGTACCCGACTGCGTTGAGTCCCTCTACGGGTTCAGCGGATGCTGGTGCGAAAAGAATCCAGCGAAGGCTACGCCGCGGGCGGCGTCGGGGTGACGAACTCATCTAGTTCGGCATTGTAGGTGTCGCCGATGCCAGCGTACTTCCCCCGAAAGTTTCCGTTGTATGAGGTTTGCTTCCACGCCCCAGTCAAACCAAGCGACGCAATGAAGGATTGTCCAGCGGCTTCTGACGTTGGGAAATCCCCACCACCGCAGTCGTCGTTGCCAATGACAATGACCTGGACAACCACGTTGTCGTTGTTGAGTTGTGCAAAGTGCGCCATGTTCGTTACCTCACGCTACTACGAATGTTCCAGTTGCAGTGTAGTCCCAGTAAGTGTAGGAACCGTTGGTGCTAGTAGCAGGACTTCCTGTCGTAGAAATGCTGACAGGCGCGAGGTCTGCCGTGAGTGCGCGAATCACTACGCGACCTGAACCGCCGTTCCCTGCTGTGGTGGAATCGCGCGCACCACCGCCACCGCCTCCACGATTAGCGGGCGCGCTGTTCGGACTTGCTGCGGCGGATGCGTCGCCAGCGGCACCTGCCGTCACGGACCCTGCACCACCGCCACCGCCCGAGTATGCCTGGTTGGTGCCGTTGTAGGAGCCGCTCTTACCTGCGCCACCATTACCGCCAGTGGTGCTGCTGCCGTTACTGCCAGTTGCGTTTGCGCCGCCACCGCCACCACCGTTGCTTGTTGCGTTTGATGACCCGCCCGCGTTGCCTTCGCCAGAAACGCCCGCGCCGCCTGCGCCCGAACGACCGCCACCGCCACCAGAACCGCCATTAGAACCTTGTGCGCCACCGTCTGCCGCTGCGCCGCCGCCGCCGCCACCGTTTGCACTACGAATGAATGATGACGCCGTACCGTTTCGTCCGTATTGTGACGTTCCAGGGACGCCTCCCGAACCGCCTGCACCGACCGTAACTGTGTACGTTCCCCTAGTAACTACGCCAGATGCCTCAATAAACCCGCCACCGCCACCGCCACCGCCAGAGTTGCCAGAAGCAGAACCGCCACCACCGCCACCGCCAACCAAAAGAAAATCTACGTTCAGCACGGTGTAAGCCGCAACGGTGTTCGTCGTGAGCGACGAAACATAACCCATGTAAGAACGCGTCATACCTTGAACCTCACATAAACGATTCCCGAACCACCAGAACCACCAGAACCAGCACCGCCACCACCTCCACCACCAGATGCAGTGTTGGCAGAGGCAGACGACCCAGAAGCGTTACTCCCGCCAGCACCACCGATTGACGACCCGCCAGTACCAGCCGTCCCGCTTTGTACGCCGCCACCGCCACCAGCGCATTTGAACAAAGCCGAACCGCCAATAAATCCAGCAACATCCAATCCGGCAGCGCCATCACGGTTGGTTGCTGCTGCGCCAGCGCCACCCCCACCGCCGCCTACACCAGATGCTCCTGTAGTGCCATCTGCCCCAGCATTTCCTTGCGCACCAATGCTGATGCCGCCAAGTGTTCCTGGAGATTGCTGACCGCCACCGCCGCCACCAGAACCACCAGATGAGCCAGAGGTGCTGTTGTCGTTTGCGCGATAGCCACCACGACCGCCACCCAGAGCAGCAGGGTTGTCAACGGTTACGCTAGGGCTGGTCCCACCAATACCCGAACCGCTACCAGAAGTATTCCCAGCACCACCAGCACCGACAGTTACGGTTGAGTTAGAGGTGATGTACACGGTTTCACGGAGCATCCCACCTGCACCGCCACCGCCACCAGTCGCAGTTCCTTGACCTCCACCACCGCCGCCACCGCAAATCAGTACGTCAAAAAGACCAGCCTTGGTGACCGTGAGTGTTCCTGTGCTGGTGAACGTGAGAAGCGTGTAGTTCACACCATCAACGGTGATTGACGACGACGAACCACCAGT